CATGGCGTCCCGAAGCTCTCAACCGCCCCGTCGCGAAGACGGCGCATTGAGCTCCAACTCCATTTCTGGTTTTCAGCGCGTGCAGGACTCTCAAGTCCGCACCCGCACTGCTGAGCGTTCGGTCCGCACCAAGACCGTTCGCGCACTTCCGTTCGTTCCTCCTCTTTCTTTCTCTTTCAACGAACACGTCAGCAGGCGTCTGATTCACGTTACCCCAGCTGGCAACGCGTCTTATACGCACCCCATTGGTGGCGATCAGAAGCTCGTTCTCAACGACATTCTGCTTCGCGAGTCCGCGGAGATTTCCAATCTTCCGCGGCGCTCCACAAAAGGCAAGAGCAAGGTCCAAAAGCTTGTCGCAAAGCGTGGTGTTCTCCCACCGCGTGACCGCGTCATGTTCGACCTCGTACAGCATGAAGCTTACTTGTCTCGCGCGCTCGAAAGGGCGCGCCCCGGCACGACCGAATTCGAGATGGCTGACGTCCTTCTCGCTCGTGCCGCCCGGTCCACGTTGCGCGAAAGCGCTAAACATGAACACGGCTGGGCATTTTTCGACCCGTGTGGCATTCCGCCGCTCGGGCCGGGTCTGTGGGTTCCTCCTCCCTACTTGCCGTTCAAGTCGAAATCCTCCTCGGCTTTCTCGGCGAAACTTTCTTCCACAGAAGGAGGACTCACCCTTCGACGCAAAGATGCTGATCGCCTTTCAGGTGCCGGCGTCAACCGTCGCGTTCGCGGTGTCGCTACGGCAGTCACCAAAACCACGACGCTCGTCGAAGAGCGGAGCCCCGTCGACGGCTCTTTCACCGGATACAAGCGTGTCGCGTGTCAACCGCGCACACTGTTTCCCTACCGGTCGGAAACTGTCGACATGGAACCGCGCCCGTACAAGGCGCCCAAGTCCTCACGGGCTTTGCCGGATGCTCCTACCGCCAAGGGCAGCAGTTTGAGCACGACGTACACCAGTTCTCGGTCGCACTTCCCCCCTTTGGGTTGTGGTGAACCCTTCCTTTTTCTGGGCTCTTCGAGCCCCAATCTGGTGCTACCGACCCCGTCAGTCTCGTTCTCGGTACTATCGAGGACGTCGCGATCTTCGCCAAATCGCTTGAGTCCGCTGGGCGCGACGTCCTTTCCTGTGGCGATCTCCGCCTCATGGACTGGCGTGCTGCCGTCGCCGCCACCCTTGCCCTCGTCAAGTCCACTCTCGCTTCCTGGTCTGGTCACGTGGGTCCCGTTTTCGGGGCTCTTCTTGGTCATGATTGGATCGGTCTCTACCACCGGTTCAAGAAGTGGTACAAGACGTTCCGTCTCCCCGGTTTTATTCCCCAGGGCGACGGTAGCCCCGGCGACTCTCGGACTTTTCTGTTGACCCTAGGGGCCTTTGGTCTCTTTTCGGTCTTCGGTGCTCCGCCTGGCGCCACGGCACTCCGAGCTTTCTCGGACAGCTACACGTCTTTCCGGTCTTCTTCGAAGCTGCACGAAAATTTCAACCTCGTGTCTGGCCTCGTCGCCGCTTTCAAGTGGTTCGCTTCTGCGGCTCACGAATCGTGGACTGCCGGTTCTGTCCAGCCTTTCATGGTTTCGACGTATTACGACTGGTACGCTGAAGTCGACGACGCGCTTCAGGAAGGTGTCCTCCAGGGCATTGACTCCGGCGCTGAGTTGACGGACCACGCGGCGCGGCTCGATCGTTTGATTGCAGAAGGCAAGAAACATCGTGCTTCGCTCACTGGTGCCGCGTGCATGAAAGTGGCCCAGCAGCTTGACAGGTTGGCCACCGTCGTGGTTGCTGAAGAGCTGCGACGCAAGGTGCGCGACCTGCACGAGGAGCCCTTCTTCATCGGCTTTTTCGGTCCCCCCAAGATCGGGAAAACCCACATTCTCAACCAAGTGGCTCGGTATGCCGCTCATGTTCGTGGCAGACAGTACCACCCCGATCGAACTTTCGTTTGGGGTCTCTCCGACCAATTCGCGTCTGGCCTTACCAACCATACCGAAACCATCGTGCTCGACGACGTCGGCACTGTGGACCACAACGTGTCGGCTCAACATGCTCTCGCTCCTGTGTTGGAGATCATGAGCTTGGCGAACGACCAGCCGGCGGCCACCAACCAGGCGAATCTGGCCGACAAGGGCAAGATCTTTGCGCGGCCCAATCTCGTCTTGGTCACCAGCAACGACTCCACGTTCGGTGTTCGGAAAACGTTGAAGAACCCGGAGGCTTGCTTGCGCCGCATTCGCTACAAGGTTCAGATGACGGTCCTCCCTGAGTTCCGTGCTCATGATGCGGACGGCAACGAGCTTTTCAACATCGATCCCGATCTCGCGTCAAAGCAGCCCGCTGGTACGCCGATGCACGCTTTCACCGTCTCCGAGTTTGTGTTGAAGCCCCGTTCAGGAGCTCCGCAGCGCGACGCCCCGTTCACTTCTGTGGACGGCGTGTTGAACGCGGGTGTCGCTCACGCCGACGTGGTCGACAAGGTCATTTTGGGCAAGGCGGGCCCTGTTCCTGCTCAAGTGTTCTGGGCGTGGTTGACGGAGACTATGCGGAACCACTATGCGCGGGTCAGTGTTTCGTCCGAGCGCTCCAAGGAGATGGTTCACGTTTCCATTTGCGACCGGTGCAGCATGATTTCGTCGGCGTGTGTGTGCGCCAGCACGGGTGCTCAAGAGAAGTACGAGCCTCAGGTCTTCGGTTGGTGCGCGGAGATGGCGCACGGCTTTTTGTCCACCCACGTCTTCGACCGCTGCCGCGATGCACGCAAGGTGCTGGTCGCCGCCGGAGTGCAACGTGTCATGGCGTCTTTTGGTCCTCTGCGAGGCATGTCCCTCACGCGTCTCGCTGGCATTTTCACGCACACTGTCGCGCGTCGCATCGCCGAGGTGCTCGGCGTCATGGCTGTGTCGGCGTACCTCCATTCGCCAAACGTCACTTTCGAGAGGCGTTACGACGCTGTCCATCCGCTGGGTGAGCCCCAGAAGTACGACGCTCAGTCCTGGGTCCAGGAAGCCGTTGCGGCGGACAAGGGATCTGAAACCGACGTCTACGCCCGCGGATTTGAGCGGTCCGAAGTCCGCACCCGCAAAGGAGCGACGGTTTCGCCCGAGACGCTTGTCGGACTGGTCAAGAAGGCCACCGGCGTCGTCACGTACGAGAGCGTCGCTTCCCTCCAAGAGCGTGACGGCGCACTTCCTGTTGATGGACACCGGGCAAGCTGTTCTCAATCGCCATGTTTTGCGTGACGCTGATGGTTGTGCTGTGTTCCGCATTGGTACTCACGAGTTCGTGCTTGGTTCTGAGGCTTTGAGGTCGTGTGTTGCGATCGGTCTCGACATCGTGGCCATCTCGGTTCCCCCTTTCGTGCGAACGCGGAC